GTAAGCTGATGGCCGCCGAGAAATCGAAGTCGCGCGCCATCCAGCGAGCGACTGAGCATTTCAAGGCAAAGCCGTTAAAGCGAATCGAGATCGAGGAGTGGGGCGACGAGGATGGGCCGATGGTGGCTTATTCGTCGCCCTTTACTCTAAAGGACCAAGGTCGCTTGCAGTATTTAACGGAAAAGCAATCCGCCGCTGATACCCTGGCCGAGCTACTGATCATGAAGCTGGTCGACGAGAATGGCGATAAGCTGTTCACGATTGAGGATAAGAACGCGCTGCGGAATGATGTCGACGCCAACGTCGTCGCGCGCATTGCCAATCAGGTGATGTCGGGTGATGCCGAGGCGCTCGAAAAAAACTAAGAGAGTCGGCGGACAGGCGATTCCGGTTTGTGCTGGCTGAAAAGCTGGGGATGACCGTATCCCAGCTCGAGGCCGAAATGTCCGTCGATGAGTTTATCGAATGGTCGTTATTCTTCACGATACAAGATGAGGAATATCAGAAGCAGCGCAGCGAGGCGATGAGTGGCAAACCAAACCGTCAAGGTCGTATTTGAAGGCAAGGATCAGACATCCAAAGCCATCAACTCGCTGAAAGGCAATCTCAACCAGGCCAGCAAAGCGGTCGACAAAATCAAAAGCAGCCTGGGCGGCATGGTCGGCGCCCTGGGTGCTGCTGCTGGTGCCGCCGGTTTTGGCTTAATGGCGAAAAGCGCGCTGCAAACTGCTGATGCTCTCGGTAAGACATCACAAAAGCTCGGCGTCACGGCGAACGAGCTTTTCAAATTCCAAACCCAGGCAGAGCTTGCCGGGATATCTAGCGACACCGCAAACATGGCTCTCCAGCGCTTCACCAGGCGCACGGCGGAGGCAGCCATTGGTACCGGCGAGGCGAAGGCCGCGCTCGAGGAGCTGCGGATAAACGCTGACGCGCTGCAACGGCTGCCGCTCTCCGAGCGCATGAAGGTTCTGGCGGACGCATTCTCCGAGGTCGAAAGCCCGGCGGATCGGCTGCGCCTGGCGTTCAAGCTATTCGACTCCGAAGGCGCGGCGATGGTGAATATGCTCGAGGGCGGTCGCGAATCGCTTGAAGAGACTGAAGCCAGGATGCGAGAGCTGGGGATCAGCATCAACAGCCGATCAGCCCCGGCGGTCGAAAACTTCAATGATGCGGTGTTCCTACTCCAGCGGAGAGTTCAGGCCGCAATGATCGACGGGCTCGGCGAGGCAGCTCCGATCATGGAGGATGTCGCGGACAAGCTGGCCGAGATGGCCGTTCCGCTGACCGGGAAGCTGCTGAAAGGTTTTCAGTGGTTATTAAGCAATCTCGATACGATTGTGCGGGGCTTCAAGCTGCTGATCGGCGCCCTGGTCGTGATGAAGGTCGTCCAGTTCACGACGGCGATTCTCGCCCTGGTGAAAGCCCTGGGAGGAATGGCTGCGATCCTGGCGGCGCTAGGTGGACCGATCAGCCTGCTCATTGCAGGAATCGGCGCGCTCGGTGCGGTGATCTACAACTTCCGCAGCGAGATAATGGATTCAGTCGAGGCGCTCGACGATTACCTGGGGATAACGGATAAGGTCAGCAAAGCGGTCAAGTTCTTCAAAGGCATCCTGGGCGATTCCGAGGATCAGGTCGAAGATAATACCGACACGACCAAAAAGGCGACCAAAGAAACCGACAACTTCGAGGAAGCCGTCGACAATCTAAAGGATACGGTCAAGAAAACCGATCCGCCGCTCGAGGGTTTCGGCGATACGGTCGATTATGTGGCGACCGAAGAAATCCGGGCCGCTGCCAGGACTGACGCATTCCGCGAAGCGCTCGAGGATTTGCGCGAAGCTGCGCGGACGGGCGCCGATGATATTGAGGATTTCCAGAAGGAAATCGCCGACTTCGAGAAAACGGTGAACAACACCGAGGCGACGACCGAGGATTTTAATGACGCGCTGCTGAATAGCATCGAAGAGCTGACCGGCGTGACGTTCGAGGCGCGCGCAGTTCGACAGGAAATTGACAAGGTAAAGGCGTCAATAGAAGCTCTCTCCAAAGCCGAGGGCGATTTCAACGACGAGCTGGCTGTTTTGAATCGCCGCCTGGAAGAGCTGGGCGGTGAATTGGTCGAGGCAACTAAGGCAGCGGACGGGCTTACCGCATCGCAGCGCGAGGTGCTGGACGAAGTAAAGAAAACCGAAAATGAAATAAAAGACCTGAATGACAAGCTCGATGATCTAGGCGCGCTTTATAAGAAAGGCGCAATTAGCGCTCGCGAATATCAGATCGCGACTGAGAAAGTAAACGCGGAAATCAAGGAGCTGAACCAGGTCGATTTGACCGAGTTCGAGCGTTCCGTTCGCGATGCATTCGATGGCTCTCCAGTGGAGGAGTTCTTCGACAAGCTCGATCAGGTGACCGGCGGGACCGGCGCCCTGGATTCGCTTGTCAAAGATTTAATCGGAGCTGGCGGCGTCAAGTCGGCAATTGCAAACTGTTTCGGCACTCAGCCCGTGACCAACTTCGAGGAAGCGGTGAAGCGCTTATTCACGGGTTCTGGTTCAGCACTGGGCGGCTTCGGTGCGGCCCTGGGCAATCTTACATCCGCGCTCGGCGGATTCTTCTCTGGCGCTCTCTCGAGCTTTTCATCGTTCAAAGATGCAGTGGTCAGAACACTCGAGCAGATCGCGGCGGCTGCCATTGCATCGGTCGGGATTAGCTTTCTGAAAAACCTGATCCCAGGGCTGCGTGATGGCGGCATGGTGGAAGGTTTTGCAACGGGTGGACAGGTAAGCGGCCCAGGCGGCCCGACGGCTGACCGGGTTCCTGCAATGCTCTCCGATGGCGAATATGTGATTCGCGCCAGCTCGGTAAATAAGTTCGGCGCCAGGTTCTTCGATGCGCTGAATTCCGGGCGGCTGCCCAAGTTCGCACTCGGCGGATTGTTTGGCGGCACTTACGGCTCAATCGATAATTTTGACTGGTTCGAGCTTTTCCGAACCTATTTCGGACCCGGCGATGTTTCGGGTACTGAAGGTCTCGCCCAGGGTATCGCGAACGTCGTGAATACAATTTTGACGACAATGGAAACATTCCAGACCGCGATCAAAACCGGGGTCGTGGATGCGATCAATGCGGTCACCGATGAAATGTTCGGCGGCAAGCCTACATTCACGGTCGACTATGTGACCGAGATCATCGACAAGATTCTCGAAGGTGTTTTCGACAAGCTGGTCGAAATCGCTGAAAAGGGCGACGTGATCAATACGGAAGGCAATATCTTCGACCGCATCCGAGAGGCCATATTCAAGGGTGGCACATTCCCTAATGTGAGCGATGAATTTTCTGGCCCATTCCAGCAATCAATGATCGATGAGCTGATCAGGATGATCAGCAATCTTCAAAGCATGATCTTAAATTTTAGTTTCGACGATCATGTCAAAAAGCTATTCAATCGCGCCGATGGCGTGGTCGGCGGCAGCCTTTACTTGCAGGGCCGCCAGTTCGGCGGGCCGCTTGAGCGCGGCCAGGCATCGATGGTCGGCGAGGATGGCCCGGAGCTGTTTATCCCAAACCGAGGCGGCACGGTCTCACCAATCAAGGGTAATAGCGTCGATTTGCAGCAGTCCATCAATGATATGAAAGACGAGATCGTCATGCTGCGGCGACAACTATCGAGAGAGCTGAGTGGTCGACGACCCGCTGGGGTCCGATAATGGCGGTCGCAACTACGCTCGCGGAGCTGGTCGCAAAGAGAAACGTCCAGCTCTCATATATCGCTATTCTGAAGCCCTATGATGTCAGCGGCGCGACCGAGCTGACGCTCTACTATTCCGACAGCGGTTTCGTCACTGAACCCGGCGATACTCCGGCGAATCAGTATTTCGACCCGCGCCTGGTCGAGCCGATCACGTTTTCGCGCACTATGTTCAGCAGCGGCAGGGTCGGCGGATTCTCGCGCCCAGGTTATGGCAACCTGATCCTATCTAACGGCGACGGCGAGCTGGACGACTTCGCCGGGTACGCCTGGGATAGTCGATCAGTCGAGGTGCGGGTCGGCGAGTTCGGGGCCGGGATTTCCAATTTCTTCACCATATTCAAAGGCGAATCGAAAACCATCGAGTTCGATGACGAAACCGTCGAGGTCGTTCTGCGGGACAACCAGGAAGATTTCGCCATCGAATTCCCGCCGAATGTTTATACCGATGTCGCGCTCTCGGCGAATGTCCTGGGAACGCCGATCCCGCTATGTTTTGGCGAGGTCAGGAATATCGAGCCGGTTCTGATCGATTCGACGAATCGGGTTTACCAGGTGAACGACGGAGAAATCAACGCCGTCTCGGCTGTTTATGAGGGCGGTGTCGCGCTAACGCTGACGACCGACTACACGGTCGACCTGACGAACGGGAAAATCACACTGGTCGCAGCTCCGACCGGGATCATCACGGCGGACATCCAGGGATATGTCGACAGCGGCAGCACTTACTTAACCAGCGCGGCGGACATTGCCAGAGAGATCGTCACGACTTACGGCGGCCTGGCTGATCCTGGCGACCTGGATACGGCATCCCTGACGGCGATGAACACTGCCAACAATTCGACAATCGGGATATATGTCAAAGATTCGACAACGATCCTCGAGGTGCTGGATCAGATAGCCAACACCGTCGGCGCGTTTTATGGATTCAACCGGGACGGCAAATTCCAAATGGCGCGCGTGGAGCTGGCGACCGGGACGGCTGATGCCGAGTTCGATCTGACCAATATCATCGAGGTGCAGCGCCAATCGTCGGCAACCCCGAACCACCGGGTTCGCGTCGGGTATGACAAAAACTATCGAGTGATGAGCGAGAGCGATTTCGGGGCATCGGTCACGACCGCGCAGCGGGATTACCTGGTCCGGGAAATGCTCTTCGAGTCAGACAACACCGCGAGCATTCGCACGATTTACCCGAATTCCGAGGAGCTGGTCGTCCCGGCGTTATTCTCGGCGTCCAGCGCTGCCAGCACTGAGGCGACCCGCCTGCTGGCCTTGTACGGCTCGCAGCGAGACTTTTACACGATCAGGGTCAAGACGCAGCCCTACACGCTAAAGCTGAATGACATCGTGCAGATCGCGTTTGATCGGTATAATCTGACCAGCGGCAAGAAATTCCGCGTTATCACGATCACCGAGGATGCGGCATCGAACGAAGTCGAATTGGAGCTGTGGGGCTAAATGGCTGAAAACATTATCATTTCCGCGAATAACTACGTCGACACGGCCTCGAGCATTACGGCGGATTCGGCTGCGGCATCGCTGCCGGTCACAAATCTCCAGGACTTGCAGATCGTGAAAGTATGGCGCACCAGTAGCGCGACCAGCGCCCAGATCGATCTCGACTTCGGTTCGCAGAAGATCATGGATTTTTTCGCGCTGATCGCTCACAACCTGACGACATCGGCGACCGTGCGCTGGCGCTTATCGAATGACAACTTTTCGACGTTTATCTATGACTCGGGCGAGATTAGCGCCTGGGCGCCCATCGAAGGATTCGGCGGATCGCCCTGGGGCGTTTTCACCTGGGGCGGATTGCCGACGGCTGAATTGATTAGTCTCTACAATGCCAGTACGTTCAATCTGCTGGCATCACCGCAGATCGCGAGATATTTGCGCCTGGATATTAGCGATTCGACTAATTCCGATGGCTATGTCGAGGCCGGGCGCCTGATAGCAGGACCGGCATATCAGCCGACGATCAACTACGCGAACGGCGTCGAGATCGAATTCGTCGATGATTCCAGGGTGACGAAATCACGCGGCGGCCAGGTGTTTGTCGATGAGGTCCGCAAATATCGGCGGATCACGTTCGATCTGATTCATCTGCCCGAGAGCGAGATATTCCAAAACGTATTCAACGCCATCGACCGGGTGAAAGGCGTATCGAAAGATGTCCTGGTCATTCCGCAGCCGAGCGATTCGTCGACCTGGCTGACGCAAAACATTTATGGGCGGGTCGCGGAGATCGGTGCCATCGAAAACACAACGCTGTCGCGATATAGTCGCACCATGACAATCGAGGAAATAATCTAATGGCTTTCCCTGTTACTTTAAACGGCGTCACCTATACGCTGGCGAATTTCGAGGGCTTGAATTACGTCGAAGGATTCCCCGATGCGCTCGAGGATTTTGTTACTGAGGCAGGCACTCAGGTCTCGGCGGCTGCCACCAGCGCAACAAATGCGGCGACCAGCGAAACGAATGCAGCATCTAGCGCGACCGCTGCCGCGAGCAGCGCAACCGCAGCGGCGGCATCTGCTACGGCTGCCCAGGCATCACTCGACGCAATCGAGGGGCTTTACCTGGGCGCGCAGTCGAGCGACCCGACGGTCGACCTAAATGGCGACGCGCTGACCGCTGGCGATTGGTATTTCAACACTCCAGCCGGGGCCGTCAAAATCTACGATGGATCGGCATGGGTGACGATCACATCGCTCACTTTCGAGCTGGTGGATGACACCACGCCGCAGCTCGGCGGTAATCTGGATTTGAATGGGAATAATGTGGGCGGAGTAACACCGACGGAATTGGGATATGTATCCGGCGTTACTTCTTCGATACAAACTCAGCTCGATTCCAAGGTCGGAGCTAACTACACAGGTGACGTAGACATCACAGGCGAATTGCTGGTTGATAGTTACAACGAGACTTTTAAGCAGGTTTCTAGTGCTTCGTCTTACACCGGCTACCAATTAGGTAGCGCATCTTATATTCAGAATTTTTCAGTAAGCTCTCAAGACAATATTCCGCTTGATGTAGCATTCAACAGCGACGGAACAAAAATGTTTGTGGTCGGTAGTACCAACGACAGTGTATATGAATATGATTTAAGCACTGCATTTGATATTTCTACGGCTTCTTATTCTCAATCTTTTTCTGTTACGTCTCAAGACACTGCGCCATACGGACTAGATTTTAATACCGATGGAACCAAGATGTTTATTTTGGGCGGTACCAATGATGCGGTCTTTGAATATGATTTAAGCACTGGCTTTGATATAAGCACAGCATCTTATTCTCAGAATTTTTCTTTAACATCTCAATCGTCAACAATGATTGGCCAAGGCTTTAGTCCTGACGGAACCAGAATGTACACCATCGACGTTACTTCCGACGCTGTATGGCAATATAATTTATCTACTGGTTTTGATGTAAGCACTGCATCTTATATTCGCAACTTTTCTGTAGGGGCTCAAGATACGTCTCCACATGATGTAACCTTTAATGACGATGGGACTAAAATGTACGTCGTCGGTAATACTGGTGATGATATTATTGAGTATGCTTTAACTACTGGTTTTGAAATTAATACTGCATCTTATGTTCAAAATCTTTCTGTATTTGCTCAAGACGCTTCTCCTGTTGCAGTAAAATTTAATAACGACGGTACTAAAATGTTTGTTGTTGGCGAAGCGAGCGATCAAATACTTGAGTATTACACAAGAGTTCCATCCTACAGCACAACCTTTGACTGCGAAGCCGCTAACGTTTTTGAAACTGTCCTAGACAACAATACCACCGTGGTTTTTAGCAACCCGCCAGCGGCAGGGACAGCCACGGACAGCACAGCCTACGCAATGTCACTCAAGGTTGTCCAAGACTCTGGAGCCTCTGGGTACACTGTAACGTGGCCTACGTCTGTTGATTGGCCTAGTGCTACAGC